TCGCCGTCGCCGTCGCCGTCGCCGTAGCCGTCGCCGTAGCCGTCGCCGTCGCCGTCGCCGTAGCCGTCGCCGTAGCCGTCGCCGTAGCTGCTATGTATCGCACTGCCCTGCTGGATCACCGGAACGCCCGGTGCGTCGTATGTCGCAGATGCTCCCTGATCGGCGATCAGGGAGGGGGCCTCGGTGCTGTCCGTACCCATGTCACGCGCCCGCCAGGTGCTTGTCCCAGACGGCCGGGACAGCGTCGATCAGGTGCACGACCGAGCCCACGGGCGCGTGCAGCGTTCCGGCCGGGTCCAGCTTGGTGTTGGCCTTGGGCCCTTCCAGGGCCAGCTCGCCCAGACCGCGCGAGGTGCCCCAGCGGCGGATGCACTGCGCGCCGGTGACGGTCAGCGTGCCACCCTCCACGCTGCAGTAGCCGACATAGACAAAGCCGCGATCCAACACCGCGATCTGCGGTTGACGGTCGGTGGCCTCGGGCGCCGCGACAGGTGCGGCAGCGGTTGCGGTGTTCATCAACAAGTCCTCTTTCTGCAAAGCCCGGAACCGCCGGGCGCGGTGTGAAAGGAAAGGTGCTGGCCGCTCCGGACACGGAAGGGAGGGAGGAACTCAAGCCAGAGCGGCCAGCCAGTGAGGGTGCGACAAGCGATCAACGGCACCCATCTCGGGCGAGGGGCGGAACCCCCCGTTCATTCAGCGGCCGCCGCGCGTCGGCCAGCAGCTCGCGGATCTCGCAGGCCAGGGGCGTGTTGCCGATGGCCGGAACCTCGGCCAGCACGCGCTGGCACAACTCGATGGCGCGCAGATAGTCCGCCATCATCACCGGCATGCCCCCGGCGAAAGCGCGCGGCGCCGATCTGCAGGCTTGCTCATGGCAAAAGCCTCGCCGAGCCCTCCGATAAAGCGACCCAGCCCGCCTCGCGCGCCTGCACGGCCGTGGGCGACAGAAGGTCCAGCACCGCTTGACCGTCCAGACGGCCGACCAGCAGGCCGATCCCCATCCCGGCGAGCACCAGCACCAGAACCCCGATCCAGATGAACACCACGCCCCAGGCGATCGGCCGACGATCGGAACCTCGGCCATCAGCCTCGGGAACCCCGTAGATCACGAAGGGGTCGCCGCCAGGCGCAAAGTCATGAACGGGAACGCCATCCTGCCGCCGATGCACGGCCCGCATGGCGATCTCATCCGCCTCGGCCTCGACCCGCCGCCGACGCGCACCCTCGACCGAGAAATGATTGCGAGCGGGGGTCATGCTGCACCCTGAGGCTTGAACCGGACGGCGGACACATCAACCAGGTTGATCGCCACGGACCGCTCGGGCTGGCGAATGGCCGCAAAGCAGTTCGAAATCCCGTCCATGGGCATGTTGGCCAAGTGGCCGGACAGGGTGTCGGCGTCTTTCGCGCTGACGTTGCGGATCATGAGTTCCTGCCCATCGCGAAAACGCACAATCAGATCACCAGCAGCCGAAGCCTCGGCCGCCTGCGTCTCGGTCTTGAGGGGTGCTGTCGTCACCGGAGTTCTCCCAGTCGGCGGGGTGCCGATGGGTTATCGTTACGCGGTCAGATTACCGCAGTCAACAGAAAAGGCGGTAGTATGACCGCATATCCGCTTCACCCATCTGATTCGCCCTGCTATCCTGCCCGCAGGGTGGGCGACGGTGCGCACCCGCCGGCGCCGGGCCACGGCGCATGAAAAAGCCCGCCGGGTGACGGGCTGGGAGTGATGATGATCTGGTTCGGAAGGGATGTCCGAATCGTGAAGGGCTTCGGTTGCCGCTACCGCGTTACTCGTTGGGGGTTCGGGTGCTGGGATGGTCTGCCTGGGTTGTCGAGAGACGCAAAAGGCTTCCAAGCCGGATCACTTGAACCAGCCGATGATCTCTTCGCGCATGATGACCGCGACGATGCCCAGCACATAGACCGTCATCCACTTGTAGTCGATCTTGCTATCCAGCTTGGCATCGATCCTTGCCATGGCGGCTTTCAGGTCGCTCGCGCTGTCCTTCAGGCTTTCGCATGCGGCCTTCAGGCTCCGAAGATCATCTCGGGCCGCATCCATCTGTGCTTCCAGCTTGGCGATGCGAGGTTCCATGTTTCCCCCAGGCGGTTCCCCGCCTTCTTTGCGCCTCTGAGGATGGGGTGTGCTGCCTGTATTGTCAACCTCAAGGCGCACATGCTCAGCCATCTGTCGGCTCCGTCTTCAATCCCATCGATTCCGCTGAAAAATAGACAATATTCCCGCAATTTCTGCAAGTAAGGCGCACTTTGGGGGCTAGGTAAGCAGACGTCAGATACTGACCCTCAGCATCATAGAACGCCTCCCCAAGGGCTGTGGGGAATATTAGCCAGTCCTGCTCGCCACAGTTCCAGCACGCTGATTTCAGCCTTGTCGCGAGGCTTTGCTTGATCCTCGCCAGATCACTTTCGGCAAGTTTGCCTTGTTTGTCCATTTTCTTGTCCCGTCACAGCCGCTCAACCATCTCGGCCGGCAGCGCCAGCCTGACCCGCGCCGCCCACTTGATGCGCTGGTTGTGCCTGGTCTCCGAGGTCGGGTTCAGGCTGATCAAGTGGAACAGACCGGGCTCGTCGCCGCGCTTCACCTGCTTGACCCAGGCATTGCCCTCGGCATCCTCGACGATGCAGGGACGGCCGATGTCCTCCTCCGGGATGCCCTCATGGGTGGCGCGCGTGTAGAAAAGCACGTCGCCCGGCTGATACATCGGCACCATGGAATCGCCTTCGACCTCGACCGCAACGATCCCGCGCGGCGGACCGTGTCGCAGCAGCTGCGCCGGGGCGGCAACTCGGAAAAGGCCATCGCCTTTGGCGTAAGCATCAACCAGCGGGACCGCAGCGCCTGCACCAACTTGACCTGCAACCGCAATCGATGGCCGATCCGGTCCCTCACCAATGCCGTGGATCAACCAGGTTTCTGAAACGCCGAGTGCGCTTGCTACCCCGGCAAGGGCTGTGACAGTCGCCCCCGCCTCCTCACCGCCTTCAGTTCGCCGCCGCCAGTTCCGGATTCCGTCTCGCGACAGTCCGGCCCTCAGCGAAAGCGCGTTATCCGTCAATCCCAGCTGGGCGCTGCGATCTGAAATACGCTTCAGGATATCTTTCATGGTCATGCGGTCATTCTGCCGCCTCATGCCGAACGCGGTAGCGGTAAGATGACCATTGACGGCGCGGTCATATGACCGCATATCTATCTCATGATTGAGATCGATGCCCTCATCTCCCGCGCTGACGCCTACAAGGCGGCATCTGGGATCGTGGATGATACCACGGTGTCTTATCGCGTTTTCGGCGATACGAAGAAGCTCAGCGCCCTTCGCGCCGGAGCGGACATCACTGTGCGTCGCTTCAATCAAGCGATGCGCTGGTTTGATGATCACTGGCCCCGCGAAACCTCCGAGGACGCGGCATGACCGTTCATCATCCCGCGCCCTCTTTCCGTTCTGGTGATCGTCCGTCTGCACGCGGACACAACAGCACAGGATCATCTGAAATGTCTTTCCGAAAATGCGGCGGCGAGGAGGCCGAGCGCGCCTGGTTCGCCGGGCTGCTGTGGCGGGCGTTCCCGGATGCCCGGAGCGAGAACGAACTGGCCGAGCTGGCGGCGGATGTGCTGACCTCGGACAGCCGCCCGGTGACGCCGCGCACGGTGCGCAACTGGCTGCGCCGCGAGAACGCCCCGCATTTCCGCTATGTGCTGAAGGTGATCGCGCTGGTCGGTGCCGAGTCTGTGTTTCAGGTCATCGATCCGGAGGTGCAGTGATGCGGATCTGGTGGCGCATCGCCCAGCGGTATTATGCGGCCCGTCACCGGCGGGCCGTGCGGCTGGCGGGGGCATCCTCCGCCGCGGCTGCCCGGTTCAAGTCGCAGTCGGAAAAGTTTTTCCACAAGATCAAGGGGGCGCGGAAGCAATGACCTCCTCGCCCTCTGACAGCATCCCACATGGCACGTCTCGCGGCTATCAGTATTACAGGTGCCGCTGCGACGCCTGCCGCGCCGCCGAGATTGAGCGCCAGGCCGACTGGCGCCGCCGTCTGCGCGAGGGCAAGGTTCAGCATCGCCCGCATCACCCGTCCTGCGTTCCGGTCCGGGTGCGCGGCAAGGTCTATCCGTCGATCTCGATGGCTGCGGCCGCTCTGGGCATCGCTCCGACTTCGATCGGCCACCAGCTGCGCCAGCGCGGTGACGCAGACCGCGCGGGGCTGGGCGCGAAGGCGCCTCGGCGCTGGACCCGGCACAATTCCAAACCGGTGCGGATCCACGGCCGCGATTTCCGTCGATCCGCGCGGCGGCGCTGGCCATGGGTGTTTCGGAAGCGCATCTGCGCCGGCATTTGTCCCAGGCATGACACCGCGCTATTCGCAGTATCTGCTGGTCAAGATCATGCAGGCGGACGCGCGGGCCGGTGTCGGAGGTGCGGAATGATCGCTGCCGGTTACCCCAGCGCCTTGCGCAGCACCTCGTTCACGAAGGCACTCTTGTTGTCGAGCTTGTCGAGCTGGGCGGCAATCTCGGGCTCGATCATCAGGTTCATGCGCACTTTCCGCTCGGCGGCAGGCATGGCCGGGCGGCCGCGCTTCGCTGTGGCGAAAAACGTGTCGTCCAGTTCCCGGACCTCGCCGTCCTTGCCGATGAGAGCATCTCTGGCGGGCGAATTGTCCTGGCCGGAAGCGGCGCCGTTGTCAGTGCGCCGCATGGATCTCCGCCCGTGCCGCCGAGGACAGGAACGCGCTGCGCGTCATGCCGCGCCGCGCCGCCTCGGCGTCGATGGCGTCCAGAAGGCCCGGGTCCAGGGAAATGTTCACCCGCTTGGGCGATCCGCGGTCCAGGATCAGGGCGACATGGGCGATCTGCGCCCCTTCGCGCCATTCGGCAAGGGCGGGATCGGCCAGGATATCGTCAACGCTGCGGGGGGCAGGGACGTCGAGGCCGTCCTCGCGCATGCCCTGGACGTGGAAAGCCAGCGCCTGCTCGCCGCGCTGGATGGCCTGCTCGACCGTATCGCCGTCCGAGATGGCGCCGGGAAAATCGGGGAAGCTGATGCCGAAGCCGCCGGCTTCGTCAGTATGCAGGAAAGCGACGTAACGCATGCTGGTCTCCTTTCAGCGCCAACCGGCCTGTCGATAGATCGACATGACGGTGCCGGGTTTGATGTCCTTGTTCGGGTGCGGAACGGTCACGCGGCCGGGTTTCTCCGGGTGCTTGAACTGCCAGTGATCGCCCTTGACCGCGACCCGGACCCAGCCGTCCGCTTCCAGCATCTTGATCAGCTTCCGGCTGTTGCGTTCCATTTCCGCCCCTCTTTCTTGTGTATACTGATACACAAGGAAGGTGGCGACCGCAAGCGTTTTGTGTTTTATACTACACAATGTAAGGGGCGAATCTGCCTCTGCGTGTTGGATCGGGCGAACTGCCCCCAAGCTTGCCGCCCGATCCTTTTTTATGGCAGCGGAGCGAACCGCCGCCGGCGCTCAAAACAGCGAACCTTGGCCTTGGCGACCGCCGCTCCTACCATTGCCATGGCCAAGCGCTTCGTTTACCCGGCCTTGGTTGGTTCCGAGCATTGCTGCAATGTGTTGCTGCTTGAGGCCTTGCTGGTAGAGCAGGCGAGCGGTTGCTGCCTCCTTGTCGTCAAGGCTAGACCGCTGAACCGTGATATGGTTCAGCAAGACACCCGTTTCCGGGTGATAGTAAGTAGCCATGGTTCTTCCTTCCACGTGGCTGCTGTGGTGCCGCTGTCTGTGCGAGTGCAGCGGCTTCACCCGCAGGGCGACTCGTTGGCGCGAGTCGTCCTGCACCTCCCATTTTCTGGCACGAACAGGGAACAGTTCAATCCATATTTAGTGGATGGATCACGCGCAGCCACAAGCTTCTGGGGTGCTCGTCGCCTGAACGGGTGCGGACGAGGTGTAGAATGACCGCGCTATCCGCCAAGCCGCTTTTCCGGGCCATCAGTGGCCAGGGCGCGACGGTTAAAGAGCCGCTGCCGCTGATGCCTGAGGCCCCGGTCCATGTCCGGCCGCGTGTCGAGGTTCGCCGGGCCGAGGATTTCTACCCGACGGGCCAGCCCGAGGCGGTGCGCGGCCTGCTGGCCCGTGACGGCGAGCGGATTCGCGAATGCGGTGGCGTCTGGGAACCGGCCTGCGGCGATGGGGCGCTGGTGCGCGAGATACGGGCCTTCGGTCTCGACTGTCATGCCTCCGACCTGATCGACCGCGGTTGCGATGACGCGGTCGTGGCTGATTTCTATTCGTTCGACCGCAGCCCGGCGCGGGCGATCATCACCAATCCGCCGTTCTGCGAGATCAATGCCCGGGACGGGCATGGCCGCTGGCTGCGCCATACGCTGGACATGCCGGGCTGGGATTTCCTGGCGCTGCTGCTGTCCTGGGACTGGCCGGCGGCTCGGACCAACGGGCTCGGCGAGGCGAGGCGTTGGCGGCTATCGCGGCATCGCTGGGGGTCAGCGCGGACAGCCTGCGCATGGCCACACGGCGCGTGTTCGCGGCCGACCAGGCCGAAAGCGGCGAAATCACCCCGGCCGAAATTGCCGCCCACTATCCGTGGAGGCGCAGATGATGCCCGCGGCAGCAGCAACATCCGGCTGCCCGGCGCTGGGCGCAGCAACAGGGGCACGACATGGGCCACAGATCGCACATGCATCCAGGGACACAGGTTTCGCGGCGCGCGACAGCATGGACATGCCGCGCGCTCTCCGTGTCAATGCCGTCGCACCGCAGTCCGCCGGGTCGAGGTGGGGCATGAGCAGGATATTCCCTATGCCATGGGGTGAAACGCCATGAGCCATCGCGCGATGAACTGGGCGCTGGAACAGCGCCACCTGAAGCCTGGTGCGTGGATCGTGCTGATCCAGCTGGCCGACCGCCATAACAAGGACAGCAAGCTGTGCCGCCCCGAGCAGGCGCTGCTGGCGCATGACTGCAACATGAGCCGCGCCACCCTGAACCGGTATCTGACCGATCTTGAGGCAACGGGGCTGATCCGACGCGTTGCGCGGGTGCATCCGGCCACCCGGAAGCAGCTTGCGACCCAATACATCCTGGCCATCGATTTCGACGATCCGCCCCATGTCGATTTCCCGGCCTGCCCGGAACTGGCCCCCGTTCCGGTCGCGGCGGGGGCGGAACAAGCAGTGAACGAAACCGATAGCCGTGTCTCAAATCTAGACACGGAAACCGTGTCTCAAAATCCGGCAAATCCGTGTCTCAAAAATGGCCAAATCCGTGTCTCAAATCGAGACACCAGTAACCCTGTAAGGGAACCTAAAAGGGAACCTGACGCGCGCGCGGCGCGCGAGGCGGGGGTGGGTTCAGAACCTGGATCCGATGACGATGACCCGAACCCTGCCGACGCCGAAGCCGAGAGCCAGAACGACATCGACCTGGACGAAGCCTTTGCACAGTTCTGGGCCATCTATCCGCTGCCCGAGCAGCAGAACGCCGCACGGCGGGCATGGCGGCGAGTGGTCACCACCAGGACGGTCAACGCGGTTCTCGCCGCCGCACGCGCCTATCACGACGACGAGCGGGTCAGGCGGGGGTTTGCCAAGCTGCCAGCGAACTGGTTGCTGGATCGCTGCTGGCAGGATAGGCCGGTCGGTCCTGTGGCCCGGCTCCCTGCGCCACCACGCGAAGTGGACCTGGACGCGCTGGCGGGGCTGTGGGCGCCGAAGCTGGCGGCAGGGGCCTTTGTGCCGCCATCGGCAATCAGCGCTGCCCTGGCGCGCCACATGCTGGACCGGGGGCTTGTCACCCGCCAGGATCTGCGCCGCAGTGGGGTGAGCGCATGAGGATTGCCCCCTGTCCGGTCGTTGACAAGAACGGCACATGGTATCCGTCCCAACGGGCGTTCCTGGAGGCCGCGGGCATTGCAATGCCCACCCTGCAATACCACCTGAACCGGCACGGCAATCTGAACCGCGTCGGCATGGGTAACAGCCGGCCTGGCAATCGTTCAGCTGCCCGGAAAACGCGCGTCGGGTGCCGCAGCTTCGTTTCGCGCAAGGCTGCGGCGGAATGGCTGGGGATCAGCATCTACCAGTTCAACCGTTGGACACGCGCCAGTGCCAGCCCCAGATGCCGCGACATGCTGATGGCAGCCTATCTGACGGCGATCGCGACCAAGCCAGAGCCAAAGCCATGACAATGCGCGCAGATCGTTCGACCCGCTGCCCCGCAGACGCCCAGCGCCGCGCGAAAGGTGGCATTGATTGCAGCGTCGCGAACGTGCTGGGTCGCGGGGACGCATCACGAACAGCCGGGGCGGAATGTAGCGTCGGCATGATCACCGTCCGTCTGTGTGGCGCTGAGATGATCGAGATTACCCGCCGGGGCAGCGCCGGCGGATTGCCCCGGAGAAGGCAAATCCTGTGGGGGGCCGAGGAAATAGGCGTCGCCTATGCCGTGACGCTGAAACGCCGGGATCGCGACGGTCTGGATCAACAGCGCGCCCTGCGCTGGGCGATGGATCGCATGGAAATTGATCTGGATAAGGGGAAAGCACGGCGATGACGTCCCGGATGACAGCAGCAGCCTTGCGTGCCCAGCGCCCGCGCAAGGGCAAAAGGCGCCGCGATGTCGAGGGACCGATCCAGCGGCAGATAGTGGCCCATCTGCGCGCGCGCTTTCCCGAAGCCATCATCCACCACAGCCCCAACAGTATCGACATGTCAGGTTTGGCTATCATGCGGCAGATTTCCAGGAACGAGGCCATGGGCACGGTCAAGGGCTTTCCCGACCTGCAGTGCCTGTTGCCGGGCCCCCGCATCTGCCTGTTCGAGGTGAAGGCGCCGGGCAATTACCCGGATGCCGACCAGCGTGCGCTGCACCAGCGACTGCGGGCGCTGGGCTGCCTGGTTGCCGTGGTGCGATCGGTCGAGGACGTCGAGGCCGCATTGCAAGGCTGGACAGGAGTATCGTCATGACCAGACCGACTGCCGAGAAGCTGCACGGCCTGCTGGAACAGGTGGCATCAGATACGGGCGTTTCGGTTGAAACGATCTGCAGTAAGGATGCCAGCCCGCAGGCGAAGCTGGCGCGGCGCCGTTTCATGACATTGTGCCGCCGCGCCAGGGCAAGCCATCAGGCGATTTCCCGGGCGCTGGGCGGGGCATTGTCGAATTCGCGCATCCATCAGATGCTCTCAGGGCTGGACTGTTCTGACGATCCGCTGCCGGGCGAGGACGTCGTTACCCTTATCCTGGAAGAGATCGCGGCCGACAGTGGCATCCCGGCACAGGAAATTCAGGCCGACGGCAGCCGGCCGGCTGTGCGCGCCGCGCGGCGGCATGTCGTGCAGCGCGCCGCCGGTGCGGGTGTTTCGACGGCAGCGATTGCCCGCGTCATGGGTGGAACGGCCGACAGAATTGCGCGCCAGGTCGAAAGGGTGAATGTCTGGGAATTGCCGCCGCACGCGCTTGAGCCGTTCCGCCGCAAGGGCGAGTTCGTCCCGCTTACGCGTGAGGATTACGCCTTGCGCGCTGCGGTCAGCATGGCGGAAGCGATCAGGACGCTTGAACGGTTGGCGGTGGTCGGGGCGGTCACCGTCACCGCGGTGCCCAAGTTTGCGGGGTTGAAGGTTTATGAAGTTGCGGCCGACAGGCGGGGGCCGTGACGATATGAGTGACCAGGCCCGGTTTCGGCACTATCGCTTGAAGGGTCGGAAGATCGGTGCAGGGGAACTGGCCGATCTGTTCGGGGTCGAGCACGCGCAGGTGCGGCGTTGGGTGCAGATGGGTGCGCCCACTGTTCCTGCCGCCCCGGGGATTGCTGGCCCGCGTTTCGATTGCACCGAAGTGACACGCTGGCTGATCGAGTCCGGGCAAGCTCCACCCCAGAGTGCGAATGATAGCGAGCCCCTGCCGCCCAGCGCCCAGGAAATCGCCGATGTGATCGGGCGCCAGCGGACGCTGCAACTTATCGGTCAGTTGCCGCCATCGCCGGGTCGCAACTGGCGCGTCTGTCTTTATGTGCCCAAGCGACTGGGGCCGGATCATCCGCTGGTGCAGATGGTGGGTTGGCACGCGGCAAACCTGCTGGTGCGCGAGTTCGGAGGCATGATCCTGCAGCCCAGCAATTGCCGGATCTTGCAGCGTCGATGGCGGCATCGCGAAGTGCTGCGGATGCACCAGGATGGCGCCTCGCCCAGAGAGATCGCCGATGTCGTGGAGCTGTCGCCCCGGCAGGTCGCCAACATCATCGCCGCGCAGCAGCGGCAGGCGTGATGATCGCTGGTCGTCGCAACCGAGAATCGCAAGCGTGCCCGTTTTTTCGACCTACTGGCAGGTAAGAAAAACGGGCACGGGCAGCGTGCTGCGAAAATCGAGCACAAGGAGCGCCCTATTTGCGCCTGAGCAGAAGCCCGCCGGCCCGATCCGAGTTGACCGCGATTGCACAAGGAGCGCCCTATTTGCGCCTGAGCAGAAGCGCCAGCACGACGATCCATGCAGTCATGGTGATCGCCTGCATGGTCAGCGACAGGATTTCAAGGCTGGTCATGTCCTTTCCTCCAGGCGCCAAGATTGTGATAGATCGCCGTGCAGGCCAGGGCGATGTGCCGTGGTGCACCCTCGCGGCGGTATTTGACGACCGAATTCTTGGCGATGCCCAGCGCCTCGGCCGCCTGAAGGCCGGAAAGGCCCGTTCGATCCAGCCAGTCGTTGAAATCATCTGCGGTCATTGAAAGAATCTTTCCCTTGCGCTAATCTCTCTGGTGGAGCGGGCCTTTCGACCCGCCCCTTTCTTCACTTCCTGCGGCTGATCATCACAGCGACGGCAATCAACGCGACGATCAGCTGCAGGGTCTGAAGAACCAAGGAAAGCGTTTCGAAGCTCATCCTTGTCTCCCAGAGTTCCGATCATCCTTGCCCTGACCGGTTGAGCAGGTTGGCCTTGCGCCGCCCATGTCGCAGTATTGCGATACTGTGGGGTTCACACCAAGTCAAAATCGCAAACATGCGATGTTTTTCCAGAAGAATCATCGCAAATGTGAGACGGGAGGTTGAAGCTCGTGTGCCTTTAGTCGCCGCAGAATGAAAATGGGGCGGTTTCCCGCCCCATCTACTCGCTGAGATCCATCATTCAGGGATCAAAATGGGCCATGCCCTGAAGCCGTACATCTTCGCATAGATGCGCTGGCCGGTTTTCGGGCAGGTGCGCCAGGGTCGGAAAACCAGTCTGAAACCTGGCAGGATAGCAAACAGCTTTACAAACGCAACCGCAAAATATTCACGATAAAATTCTGCAAGTATCCTTTATCGGATAATCCACAGGGTGCTTTGTAATCATCCCGTGCTCGCCAGCACCCTCTGCGAGCGTGCGATGCCATTCCCCTTCTTAACGGCGAAATCCCGCCAGAGGAACCGCAGGCGGCGGGCTGACAACTTGCCCGTGCAATGCAGGAAAAGGGGCGGCCATGCGGGCCTGGTCAGGGCTGGCGGTCGATCATCGCGGAAGAATGCACGAGCCAGGCTGGACCGACCAGATTGCTATTTATGGCGCGCTGATATTTGCCTGGATCACCGGCGAGGCCGGGCGCGCGGCGCTGGCCGGTGCGGCAGGTGGGCTGGTGAGGTGGCTGGTATCCTCACGGCGCCGTTTGCGCGACGGCATCCCCTCGATCTTCGTGGGAATGTTGATGGCCAGTTATGCCACGCCGCTGATGGTCGTGTTGATCGAGCGTTACATCGGACCTTTGCGCGGCGACGTTCAGGGCACTGCGGGCTTTGCGGCAGGGATCATCGGCATGAGCCTGACCAAGCTGGTCATGGGGGTGCTGGACGCGCATACGCGCCGCATTTCAGGCGGGGGGCCGTCGGATGCCTGACTGGCTGCGCCTGTGGCTGCGGGACGAACTGCGGACATGGCTGGTGTTCATTGCCTGCATGCTCGCCTGGACACTGTTGCGATGATCGCAGTGTCCGGCGGGGGAACGCAATCAGACAGGACGAAGATCATGTATCCGGCAGGGTTCAAGGGCCGCGCGAAGCGGCTGCAGGCTATCGACATTCCGCGTATCGGCCGATTGATCGGCGTGGGCGAGGACGAAATTCGCGCCGTTCTCGAGGTCGAGACCGCAGGGGGTGGGTTCGACGCTCAGGGGCGTCCGCGGATGCTGTTCGAACCCCATGTGTTCTGGCGCGAACTGGGCGATGTGCCAAAGCGCACCGCTGCTGCGTCGACGGGGCTGGCATATCCGAAATGGGGTGCCAGGCCCTATCCCGACGACAGCTATCCCCGCCTGGCGCTGGCGCTCAAGATCGATGCGAATGCCGCCCTACGATCTGCCAGCTGGGGGATCGGGCAGATCATGGGGTTCAACCATCGCGCGGCCGGCTATGCCTCGCCCGGCGACATGGTGGCAGCATTTTGCGACAGCGAGGCAGCAGGGCTGGAGGCCATGGTCCGCTTTATCGAAAGCGAGGGCTTGGATGACGAACTGCGCCGGCACGACTGGTCGGCATTCGCCCGTGGGTATAATGGGGCCGGCTATGTCCATCACGGTTATCATACCCGGCTGGCGCGCGCTTTCGAGCGGTGGCGGCGCATCCCCGACGTAGACGTGTCTGCGCGCCCCAAGATCGGCCTGGGCTCTCGCGGGGATGCGGTGCGGATCGCCCAGGGCAAGCTTGTCGAGCAAGGCTTCGATCCGGGACCGGTGGACGGTTGGTTCGGGGCGCGGACGGTTCAGGCTGTCCGGGAACTGCAGAAATCCGCCGGTCTCGATCAGGACGGCATCATCGGGCCCAGAACCTGGGCCGCCCTTCATTCTGAGGTCTGACATGAATTCTGTCTTTGTCCGCATGGCAATCTATGTTCTGTCGCCGATGCTGAGCATGCTGGCGGGTATGCTGACAGGCTGGGGCGTCCACTACGATGCGGCCACGCACATGCTGGCAATTGATCTCGAGGCCGCGATCGGCGCGGCAATTGCTTCGGTGGGGCTTTCAGGGGCCGTGTTCGCGCGCTGGGGGGTGCGATAGACGAAAGCCGGGCGCTTGAGGTTGCCAAACTTCAAGTATCTGATGTAATTGAATTTTCGGTCCAGCGTCGTGTTGCGGGATCGGCATCGCACCCCCCCGTGCTGCAGGTTCTTTCGCAGGGGCATCGTATGCGGGGGGCAATTCCCCGCCAAAATCTGCATGTGGGTGGCCTTTGCGATCGCGTCTTATGTTTATCGCTGAGGTTGTGTCATGACCCGCAAGGGCAAGCTCGTCTCGCGCGCAGACCTCGCTGATACAATGGGGGTCACGCCCCCGACCGTTGACCGTTGGGTTGCCCAGGGGTGTCCCGTCGCCAAAGAGGGCGGTCGCGGTCGGGGTTAGCGTCCGAGGAGCTGGTGTAATTTCATCGCCGTCGGCGGTGTGATCCCAGGTGGCCATCGAGGTGTATGTTCG